TCAGGAGCCGGCGCGCAGGATCCGGGGCCGGTCGATGTGTAGGTGCCGCACCTCGTGCCCGGTCTCCGCGCCGATGCGTTCGGCGAACGCGACCGACCGGTGCCGCCCGCCCGCGCACGCCACGCGCAGCACCGCGGCGGGATTCGCCCGGGCCAGGAACAGCAGCTGCTCGTACAAGTCCTGCGCCCCGGGGGTGGACCACACGACCTGCTGCACCCGCGGGTCCAGACCGTTCGAGCGGCGGAGTTCCTCGGACATGCGGGCCGGGTCGCTCAACTCGGCGCGCAGGTCCAGGGTGTAGAGGCCGTCGGGGACGGCGGGGTCGTTGTGGCCGAGACCGAAACTGACGATCACCGGTGTCCTCCGGATCGGTTGTGGTGTGCGGTGGGTCAGCGGGGGTTGAGCGCGGTGTGCAGGTAGCGGCGCTGGGCCTCGACCAGCTTCTCCGCGCGCCAGCAGGCGCTCTCGTTCTGCTGGGGGTAGGCCAGGCAGTACGCGGCAGCCTCGGCGATCGCGAACCGGGTGTGCCCGGGGCACAGGTCGGTGACGACGCCCTCCTCCAGGACCCGCTGGGCGCGCACCGTCTTGAGGAACGCCTCCTGGGTCGGGGCCCGCTCGCCGGTCGCGTCGTGCGCCGCGTCGTACACGGCGTTGTCCACGGCCTCGGCGGCGTGCAGCAGACCCTGCTGCCGGTCGTGCAGCGCCAGCAGGGTCTGCTGCCACGGCACGCCCGGGTCGCGCAGCGCCTGCCACGGCTCCCGCAGCGCGTCCACGGCGGCCTGCAGCGCGGTGTACTTCTCGGCGAGCCGACTGATGAGCCGCTCGTCCGTCGTCGTAGTGGTGGGCACGGTGTCCTCCAGGTCAGCGGTTGCGGTTGAGGGCGGAGCTGCGGTGGTCCTCGATGCTCCCGGCGACCTCCCGCATGTACTCGGCGTGCTCGCTGCGGTCGTTGGGGTCCAGGGCGTCCCGGCAGGCCAGGACGTCGTCCTCCAACTGCCGGCGGCGGGCTTCGTACTCGGCCGCGTAGGAGTCGACGCTGGGGCTCATCGGCGGCCACCCAGCCGGTCGTGGTGGCTGGAGGCGCGGGCACCGATCTCCCACTGCTCGGCGGACAGGCCGCAGATGCCCCAGTGGACGCCGTCGGGTCGGGTCTCGCTGGCGATGTGGCCGTAGTCGCGCAGGGTGCGCCCGGCGGTGCTGCCGGTCTCCGGGGTGGTCTTCGGGGTGGTCTTCGTTCTGAACACGGGTGTCTCCTCGGGGGGCTAGGCGGTTTTTCCGCAGGTCTCGCACGCGCAGCAGCCGTCCGTGCAGCCGCCCTGGTCCTTGCAGTCCTTGCACCTCGCCATGTCGTTCCTCTCCTCGGGGCTCGGGGTGGGCCGTGCCGCGCCCGGGTTCGGGGTCACCGGACGCGACACGGGATCAGGGGGTAGCGGCGGCGCGGCAGGCGTCGAGGTAGGCGTCCCAGTCGCTGCGGTGCACGCGGAGGGTGCCTCGGCCGTTGCCGATGCGGAGCGCGATGAGGCTGCCGGCGCGGATGGCCCGGTAGAGCGTGCTGGGGCTCACCTTCACCTGCCGGGCCAGTTCGCCGACCTCGATCGGCTCCTCGTCGGTGGTGCTCTGCATGGGCTCCGTCCAATCTTGATGCAGCTCGACCGTACTGCTACAAGTGCAACCGTAGCAGGAGTCGCAGGAGTTGCAGAGGTCGTACTGCTACGACCGCCCTACGATCTATGGCGTGGCAGGAGACAAGAGCGAGAATCCGCAGGCCAGCGAGCCGCACTACCGGCGCATCGCTGCCGAACTGCGCGCAGCTATCACCCAAGGGGAGTACCGGCCAGGCCACACGCTTCCCAGCGTCCGGACCCTCATGGTGAAGCACGAGGTGTCTCGGCAGACGGTGCAGAACGCCTTGAAGCTCCTGCACGCGGAAGGTCTCATCGAGAGCAACTTCGGGGCCGGAACCGTTGTGCGCGAACGTCCGACAATCGAGCGGCGCGGGCTGGACCGCTTGAGGCGCAAGAACCGGGAGGCTGGCGAAGGTGCTTTCCTGCGCGACGGTCGCAGCAGCGGCTTCACTGCGACCAGCCGGACCAAGGTGACGTTCGAGCCTGCCGACGAGCGCACGGCTGCGGCACTCGACATCGCCGTCGGCGACGAGGTGGTCGTCCGGTCGCGGGTCATGAGCGCTGACGACGTGCCGGTGCAGCTCGCCACGTCCCGCCTGCCCCGCAGTATCACCGCCGGGACGCGCATCGAGCAGGCAGACACCGGCAAGGGCGGCTCCTACGGCCTACTCGACGAGCTCGGGCACCGGCTCCAGCGCGGCGTCGAGTACGTCTCCACCCGCCCGGCCTCGGTAGAAGAAGCCGCCGCGCTCCGCCTCCGGCCTGGAATGCCGGTGTTCGAGGTGACCCGGGTCGCCTTCACGGTCGACGACAGGCCGGTGGAGATCAACGACATGGTGATGAACGGCGAGCGCTACCAGCTCGTCTACGAAGTCCCGCTCGACTGATCCCGTCAGCCGTCCGGGTGTCGCCAGCTCGGGTGAAACCAATGCCGCGACACCGCCATCGTGCTCTACCCACAGCAACCCCGGCTGCGTGTCAGCGAACAGCGGCGATCGCTGACACGACACCACGGCCACAATCCGATCACTCCGCCCCACCAACCGATTCCGGGCCACGTCGCGCGGCCTACCCTGCGGCCACCCCAGCCCCCACCCGCCCTAGGGAGGCCCCGGTGACCCACCCCACCCCGCACGACCCCCTCATCGCCGTCATCGAGCAGGTCGTCGACGACCTTGTGCCCCGCATCCGCGCCAAGGCCCGCGCCGACCACGCCGACGAACTCGCCCCGACCCACCCGGACGCCGCCGAGCACCTGCGCCGCACCCGGTAGGCCGTGGTGGACATCATCGCCGCGATCGACCACGCCACCGGCTGCCACCACTGCGGCGGCCCGCTCGACGGCTCGCCCAGCGACGACTTCTGCTCGCAGACCTGCCAAGCCGCCTGGCAGGCCGCCCGCACCGAGCCCCTGATCGGCTACCGCGAACCCTGGGACCTCGTGCTGGCCGACTACGACGACGTCCCACGGCGCTGGGTGCCCGGGCGTGAGATCGGCACCGTCGACGGGGACGTTCTCGTCCTCAGCGCCCCGCCGGAGGACTACCGGCCGCTGCGCCTGCCGGACCTGACGGGCCTGTTCGCCGTGGTGAACGAGGCGTGGGTGGCGATGGCGGACGTGTGGGCCACCATCGCCGCCTGGGGCGACGAGATCAACTGGGACACCATCCGGTGGCACGGGCTGTCCCCGGCCGAGCAGCCCGGCCCCGACGAGGTGGTGCTGCCCAACGCGCTCAGCCCCGCCACCTTCGACCTCGCCGCCACCGACGAGCCCACACCGGACGGCGTCGGCCGCGTCGAACCGGACACCCTGCACGCCGTGTGGCAGGCCGCGCTCCCCGAGCCGGTCACCATGCCCACCGCCGCTCGCGACCGCGCGCTCGCCGAACACCGCCGCAGCACCGGCCCCGCCCGCCGCCCGCGCCCTCCCCGCGCCATCACTCCCCGGAGCAGCCGATGACCCGCAAGCCCTTGCACCCGCTCGGCGCGGTCGGGCTCATCCTCCTCGCCGCCGGCTGCACCGCCTGGGCCTGGACCGGCCAGTGGCGGTGGGCCGTCACCGGAGCCGCCGCGCTGATCGCCCTGTCCGCCATCGGCGCGATGCTCGACGCCCGGAGGAAGCCGTGACCGACCTGCCCTCCATCACAGCTACCACCGGCGACCGAACCATCAACCTGGGACACCTCCGGGCCCTCGTCGCCGCCGCTGACCACGCCGATCTCCCCGACGACCACCCCGTCTACACCCTCGGCCTCGCAGACCTGACCCCGCTCATCCCTCTCGAAAAGCTGTGGGGCCGCCGCATCCACCGCATTGCTCTCCGCAGGCCAAGCACATGGGCCGCCCTCTACCAGCGACTCAAGGAGGCACCGTGACCCACCCCGACGAGGCCACCCTGCTGTGCCGCCGCGGCCCCCGCTGCGCCAACACCACCCCCACTACCACCACCTTGTCCGACGGCACCACCCTGCGCGCCCACGTCCCCGACCGCGCCACCACCCCCGGCGGGCTGTGCCGCACCGACCTCAACCGCGCCCGCGCCGCCATCGACCAGCTTCCCCGCGACTACCTCGAACTGTCGCTGCTGCTCGGCAAGTCCGGCGCCCGCACCGACCTGCCCACCACCGGCACCCGCGAACGCCCCGTCCCCCTCCGCCTCGGTGTCCTCGCCCTGCAGGAGGAGATCGCCACCGAACTCGCCCTGTGGGCCGGACCGGTCGCCGAGCTCGACGGGTTCGTCTTCACCGAGCGCGGCCGGCCGGAGCACCTCGTGCGCTACGCCTCCGGCTGGATCATCGGCCGCTGGCCCAGCCTGCTCGCCGTCCCGCTCACCACCGTGGCCCGGCTTGACGGGCGTGATGAGCGCCTGTCCGGCCGGTCCGGGGTGGACGTGACGGAGGAAGACGGGGTGGACGGGGCGCTGCGGCTGCTGGAGCTGCACGAGCGCACCGAGGCCGTCGAGGGCCGCACCCACCGCGCGCACCGCCTCTACCTGCCCTGCCCCAACCCGGCCTGTCAGCGGATGACGCTGGAGCGGCAGGAGGGCTCCGACCGGGTCGACTGCCGGCGCTGCGGCCACCGGATGCCGCTGGACGAAGCCGAGCGGCTGACCGGCATCCTCGCCGCCGCCTACGAAGGGCGGGTGCACGCGGCATGAGCGAAGCGGACATGCGCGCCTACGCCTTCGACGGCACCACCGAAGGCGTAGCGGAATTCCTTGAACATCTTGCACAGCGAGTACGGCAGCACGCACTGGCGCGCGGCCAGGTGGAGGAGCACTACGAGAGCCCGACGCCGTTGGAGATGGCCTACGGCTTGGGAGCATCTCGCCTCAGCAGGACCGTCCTGACGATCGAGTGGTGACTGTCGTGACTGACGATCTCGCCCGCCGGGTACTCGCCGCTGTCGACCGGGTCGAGCAGGGCGCGCACGAGGTGCACCGTGAAAGCTGCTGGTCGGTGTCCTACGTCGGCGTCACCCAAGGCGCGGCCTGTGACTGCGGCGAGCCGGACCGCATCCGCCGCCGCTGCGCCGCCGACCGCCGCATCCTCGAACACCACAAGAACGACCACTTGTCCTGCGACACCTGCATCAGCGACGTCTACGACGATGAGGACAGCGAAGGCAACCTGTACACCACCGTCTTCTACGAACGGTTCCCCTGCCCGACCTTCCGCGACCTCGCCGAGGGCTACGGCATCACCGTGGAGGCTCGCCATGGATGACCTCACCCCAGCATGGGTCATGTGCGGCTTCGAACCCGCACCCGGCCGCGTCGTCCTGCTCGCCAGCAAAGACCTCACCCAAGCCGAACTCGAAGAACGCGCAGACGACTTCAACACCTTCGCTGCTTGGGGCCCCGATCCGTTGCACATCCACCCGGGCAGCCGCGAGTACACGCTCAGCACCACCATGCGCTCCTTCGTCCGGATCGAGGCCACCGACTGGGCAAGCGCGTTCCACAGCCTCTTCGCCCGCTGGTCCCCCGAGGCAGACGAGCGCCTCGGCCTGGAACAGCAGCGCGCACTGGAGAACCGCCATGGATGACGGCCCGCGCGTCGGCCTGCCCAGCAACGAACACCGGGCCATCTGCCTCTACAGCCCCGCCCCCGGACAACCCCGCTGCACCAACACCGCCACCATCCACATCCTCACCGACGACCCCCACTACGGCCCCATCGCACTCCCCACCTGCGACGACCACGCACCCATAGCCCGCGCCGCCGGAACCCACCTGCTCGAACACCACCACGAAGGCTGGTGCGGACTCCCCGGCACCCGCTGGGTGCACGAACCCGTCAACCGCTGCGAACTCGACGACAGTGGACCCAACCGGACGTTCACGACCGTGCGCACGAGCAGCTACCACGTCGAGCAGCAGCCATGATCAAGCCCCGCCGCTCGCCGTGGCCTCACCCGGGAGACACCCCGCTCGACCGGGCCCGCCGCATCGCTCAAGACCTCCTCCGGGCCCTCCACCAACTCGACCCGGCCTGCGCCGACACCCTCGCCGCGCGCGCCGCCGAACTCGGCGAAACCTGGCTCTCACCCCAACCCGTCCTCTACAACGATCAGGACTGGATCACCCTCGACGCCGCCGCCAGCTACACCAACGGCACCCGCGACATGATCTACAAGTGGACCGTCCGCCACCCTGAACAGCTCCCCACCCGCAAGGACGAACGCGGCCGCCTGCTCGTCCGCGTCGGCGCAGTCCTGGACATCCAACGTGACCAGCGCATACGCCGCGCCGAACGCACCCGCCGCGCGGCGAGTTGACGTTGACCCGGTAGGACAGTCACACTGGCGTCCGCCTTGGTAGACGCTGCCCGAAAACGGGCGCGACACCAGCGAAAACCCCACCGCAGAGCCCCGGCCGCGCCCCTCGCGCCCGGGGCTCTCGCACATCCCCAGACCCCCGACGTGCAGCACCCCCGAGGTGCTGGCGCGCCACGTCGGGTCCAAGCCACCAACCGGCGGGCTGCCGGTCGGTGGGTGCGGGTGGAGGGCGCCGTGGCCCCGAGCTGGCGGGCCGGGGCCACGGCACACCACCAGGAGGGAGACCGAGATGCCCGACTACAGCATCTTCGGCTCCACCCCCGGACCCGCCACCAGCGGCGGCGACGGCACCCCCGTCAACCTCGCCCACCAGATCAACGTCACCGGCAGCCCGCGCTGGGCGCTCGGACTCCGCTTCTACCGCGGCACTCTCGCCATCACCGGCCCGGTCACCGGCCGGCTGTGGCGCGCCACCGGACCCGGCACGGGCGAGCTGGTCAACGGCTCGGACGTCACCTTCGTACTGGGCGACACGACCGGCTGGAAGTACGCCGCGTTCACCGGCCCCATCCCCGTCACGGCCGCCTTCTACAAGCCCAGCGTCCACTTCGAGGACCAGTTCCCCGTAGCCGCCGGGTTCTGGCAGCCCGGCGGGGCAGGCGACGGCGGCCTCACCAACGGGCCCCTCACCGCACCCGACCACGCCACCGCGCTCGACGGCCAGGGTTCGTTCTCCGCGGGCCCGATCACCACCTATCCCGCCACCGGTACCGGCAACGGCTACGGCATCGACTTGGTGGTCACCGACACCGCCCCCGGAGGAGACCCCGTGGCCGAGCACACCGTCGCGGCAGGCGACCAGGGCAAGTACGAGATCCTCCTCGCCGCCGGCGTCGAGACCACCGTGACCTTCAGCGAAGACCTCGACCGCGTCGAGATCAGCAACGACAACGGCGCCGGACGCGTGTACTTCACCGTCGACGGCACCCCCGCCACCGTCCGCGGGGCCAACTGCCGCCAGCTGCCCGCCGCCCTGCACTACGCCCAGGTCGGCGTCTACCGCAACGGGCCCACCGTCGTCCGCCTCATCAGCGAGGCCGCCACCATGGTCAGCGTCGCCAAAGCCACCAGATGAGGTGAAGCCGTGAACTTCCGGGCTCGCCACTTCACCTACTACCGCGAGGCGCGCCCCGGCATCTGGTTCTCCATCGGCCTCGTCCTGGCAGGCCGCCCCGACCCGGAAGGCAGCACCGTCCGGTTGGACGTACCGTCCGGAGTCGTCGTGTCGATCGGCTCGCACACCTTCGCCGTCCACCGGAGCGTCGCATGAATCAGCCCACCATCGGCACCGCGTCTTCAAGCGAGACGTCTGATGACCACCCGAGACGCCCGCAGAAGCAGCGTTCTCCTCGTCGCCAACCACCACAGGGCTCGCTACCTCCAGCGCAAGTACCCCGACCGCTGGGACCACATCGTCACGCCCATCAATGGGCTACAAGTCTTGCTTGGCCTGCCCATCACAAGCCTCACAGTCGCTGGCCTCGGCTACTACAACGAGGACTGGAGCAGCCTCGTGGAAGCCGCTCAGGTATGCATGATCGCGCAGAGCGGCACGGGCGACTTCGACTACATCGCCTACGACGAGTAGCCATGCCTACCGCCCCACCCCAGCGCTGCACCTTCACCGACCACACCGGCCGCTGCGCCGCCCTCGTCCGCGACGGGGCCCGCTGCGACCAGCACAAGCCCAAGCCCTGGGCCACCCGCTCCCGGCACTGGGGCAAAGGCTCCACCCGCAAGAGCAGGGCGTTCCGCGCCGAGCACCTGCGCAGGGAGCCGAACTGCCGCTGGTGCACGGCACAGGGCACGAGCACACCGGGCGAGCAGGTCGACCACATCACCCCGCTGTCCCAAGGCGGCGCCGAGTTCGACCACGCCAACGCCCAGACCCTGTGCGCGCCGCACCACGATGCCAAGACCCGCGCCGAGGCCGCCGCGCGGCAGCGCGCCCGCCGCCGCACACCCCGATAAATGCGCCCCCTAACGAATTTCAATAATTCTGCGAGAAAGCTATTGAAATTCGTTAGGATAAGGGGTAGGGGAGTCGGAATCTCTGGAATCGGGGCCGCGGACAGCGGCGCCGGTGCTCTTCTTCGCAGCCGCTCAGAATCCCAAGGCGGGGGGTGCACGCCGTGGCCCGCACCCCGCAGCCCGCGAAGCTCAAGCTGCTCGCCGGCCGCGGCAACGGCACCGACTCCGGTGGCCGGAAGGTCAAGCAGGGGCCCGCGTTCAAGCGCCTGCCTCCGGAGCCGCCCGAGTGGCTGACCGCCGAGGCGCGCGCGGAGTGGGAGCGCGTGGTGCCGGGCCTGACCCGGCTCGACATCCTCAAGGAGGAGGACCGGGCGGTGCTCGCGGCCTACTGCGAGACGTGGGCCCGGTTCGTGGAGGCGACACGTGACGTCCAGCAGCGTGGCCTCACCATCGAGAACCACTCGACCCGCAAGGACGGCACGGAGTCGACCTGGACGACGACGAATCCCGCGGTGGGGATCGCGTCCACGGCCGGCAAGGAACTCCGCGCGTTCGCTGCCCAGTTCGGCCTGACCCCTTCGTCGGAGGCGGCCCTGGCGAAGGGCGGCGACGATGGCGACGAGGACGACAACCCGTTCGCGTAAGGCCCGCAAGCCGCGGTTCGAGCTGCCGCCCGCGGACGAGCTGGAGCGGCTGAAGCTCGCCCCCGAGGTCGCCTGGTACCTGCTGTCGCGCGGGATCCCGCTGCCGGACTGCCCGCCGCTGATCAAGACCCCCGACCCGGGTGAGACACCGGGCGCGGTGTTCGACGCGGACGCCGTGGACCGGGTGCTGGACGCGTTCGGGAAGCTGCGGCACACCCAGGGCCAGTGGGCGGGCAGCCCGCTGCGGCCGGACCCGTGGCAGGTCGCGTACATCATCGCGCCGGTCTTCGGGTGGAAGCGGTGGGACGAGGACTCCGACAGCTACGTGCGGATCGTGCGCGAGCTGTACGTGGACGTGCCCAGGAAGAACGGCAAGTCCACGCTGTCCGGCGGCATCGCGCTGTACCTGGCGTGCGCGGACGGCGAGGAGGGCGCCCAGGTCGTCACCGCGGCGACGACGAAGGAGCAGGCCGGGTTCGTCTTCAACCCGATCAAGAAGATCGCGGAGCGGTCTCCGGCGCTCAAGCCGCACGTGCAGACCACGGCCAGCAAGGTCATCCACAAGAAGACCGGCTCGTACGTGCAGGTCATCTCGTCGGTGGCGGACGCGCAGCACGGCGCGAACCTGCACGGCGGGGTCGTGGACGAGCTGCACGTGCACAAGACGCCGGACCTGGTGGAGACGATCGAGACCGGCACGGGGTCGCGGCGGCAACCGCTGATCATGTGCATCACCACCGCGGACTCGGGCAAGCGGGGCACGATCTACGCCCGCAAGCGCCACTACGTCGAGCAGCTGTCCCGGCGGGTGTTGCACGACCCGATGGTGTACGGCGTGGTGTGGGCGGCGGAGGAGTCCGACGACCCGCACGCCGAAACGACGTGGCGCAAGGCCAACCCGGGGTTCGGGGTGTCGCCGACGCGCTCGTACCTGGCGGGCAAGTCGAACAAGGCGAAGCAGTCGCCGGCGGACCTGGCGTCGTTCCTGCGTCTGCACCTGGGGATCAGGACCAAGCAGGACACCCGGTACTTGGTACTGGAGGCGTGGGACCGCAACGCCTCGCTGGTGGAGGAGCGCAAGCTCAAGGGCCGCGAGGCGTACGGCGGGCTCGACCTGGCCTCGACGTCGGACCTGCTGGCGCTGTGCTGGCTGTTCCCGGACGACACGCGGGGCGGCTACGACGCGCTGTGGCGGCTGTGGACGCCCGAGGCGAACCTGCAGGAGTTGGACAAGCGCACCGCTGGCGAGGCGTCGGTGTGGGTGCGACAGGGCCTGCTGAAGACCACACCCGGCAACGTGGCGGACTACGACTTCGTCCAGGCGCAGATCGAGCGGGACCTGTCGGCGTTCCGGGTGGTGTCGCTGGGTTTCGACCCGTGGAACGCCACCCAGTTGACCAACGACTTGGCCAACGCCGGGGCGCCGCTGGTGAAGGTGCGGCAGGGGTTTCAGACGCTCAGCCCGCCGTTGAAGGAGACGCAGCGGCTGCTGTTGGCGGGCACAGAGGAGGCCCCGCTGCTGCGGCACGGCGGGAACCCGGCGGTGCGGTGGATGGTGGACAACCTCGCGGTGGCCACCGATCCGGCGGGCAACGTCAAGCCGGACAAGGCGACCAGCGCGGAGAAGATCGACGCGGTGTCGGCGTTGGTGACGGCGATGTCCGAGGCGATGACCCGGGTGCCGCCCAAGCGCAGCGCGTACGAGGACCACGACCTTGAGGTCGTCTGACCTGAGCGGGAGGCGACGTGTTCGGGTCGTGGCGCGGGCTGGTTCGGCAGCGGGTGGTGGTGAACACCGCGGACCGGGCGTTCGCGGGGATCCTGTGGGCGCGGCGCGGGCCGTTGCTGGTGCTGCGCCAGGTGGAGATGCACGAGCCGGGGGCGCAGTCGCAGCAGTTGGACGGCGAGGTCGTCGTGGAGCGCTCGCGGGTGGAGTTCATCCAGGTCGTGGGTGACTGACGTGGCGTTCGTGGTCTCGTCGGGTCAGGGCAACTGGGTGTCGTCTCCGGTGGAGCCGGCCTTCGGTGCCTCGCTGCGGTTGGGCGAGGACATCTACGCCGACCACACGCTGATCTGGGAGTCGCAGCGGTCGGTGCGCACCGTGGTCAGCTTCCTGGCCCGGAACATCGCGCACATCGGGCTGCACTGGTACCGCAGGGTGTCGGACACCGACCGGGTCCGGGACACCACGCACCCGATCACCCGGCTGTTCGCCCGGCCGAACCCGGTGCTGCGCCTCACCCCGTACAGGCTGTTCGACCGACTGGTGCACGACCTGGGCATCTACGACAACGGGTTCTGGGTCAAGGACCGGGCGCCGGGCGGCGAGGTCCGGGCGCTGATCCCGATCCCGCCGCCCCGCGTCCGCCCCACGGGCGGGAACTGGCTGGCGCCGGAGCGGTACGAGGTGTGGACCGACGGCCGGTGGCAGAAGGTCGACGCCGAGGACGTGGTGCACTTCCACGGCTACGACCCGCGCGACCCGCGGGTGGGCAACTCGCCGATGAACGCGCTGCGGGACCTGATGCTGGAGGAGTACGAGGCCACCCGCAACCGGCAGCAGATGTGGCGCAACGGCGCCCGGCTGTCCGGGGTGATCGAGCGGCCGGCGGACGCCCCGGACTGGGGACCGACGGCCCGCAACCGGTTCCGGGCCGGGTGGCGGTCGTCTTTCACCGGCGCCGGCGGCGAGGCCGGGGGCACGCCGCTGCTGGAGGACGGCATGACGTACAAGGCCATCGGCCTGGACCCGAAGGCCGCACAGTACGTCGAGTCCCGGAAGCTGACCCGCGAGGAGGCCGCCGCCCAGTACCACGTGTCCCCGGTGTTCGTCGGCATCCTCGACCACGCCACTTACTCGAACATCACCGAGCAGCACAAGAACCTTTACCAGGACACGCTCGGGCCGTGGCTGGAGCAGTTCCAACAGGACATCACCGAGCAGTTGCTGCCCGACTTCCGGAGTGTCGACGGGCTCTACCCGGAGTTCAACATCGCCCAGAAGATGGCCGGGTCGTTCGAGGAGCAGGCCGAGGCCGCCTCCACGGCGACGGGCGCGCCGTGGATGACCCGCAACGAGCAGCGCGCGCGGATGAACCTCCCGGCGCTGCCCGGCGGTGACGAGCTGATCACCCCGTTGAACGTGCTGGTCGGCGGCTTGGCGTCGCCGCGGGACACCGCGCCGAAGGCGGCACCGGCGCTGCGCGGGCCGGGGGCGAAGGCGGCGCAGCCGCAGCGGCAGCAGCACGCGACAGCCGGACTGGAAGCCGACCTGCTCGGCTGGTTGAACGCCCAGGCCGCCGGGTTGGCCGCGCGGCTGGGGCTGAAGGCGCTGCCGTCGCTGGAGGAGGCGTGGGGCGACCCGACCGAGCACGACGCCGAGCTGACGGCCCTGCTGCTCGACCATGTCCGCGCGCTGGCGGTCGACGCGGCGGGCGCGGTGCTGGCCGAGCACGACGCCGACCCGCAGGACTGGTCGGCCGACAAGCTGGAGCCCTGGCTGGCCTCCGCGTGCGCCACCTACGCGCACGCGGTGAACAAGGGCACCCGGGCGCTGGTGCTGGCGGCGATGAGCCCGCTGGACGGCTGGCAGGAGCGGGTGCGGGCCGTGTTGGCCGACCGCGTCTCCTACGCGCGGGTGTGGGCGCAGCGGATGTCCACCGAGTGCGCCTCGTTCGGCGGCCAGGACGCGGCCAAGGCGGCCGGGCTCAGCACGAAGACCTGGCGCGCGGGGGACGACAAGCACGCCGCGCTGGACGGGGTCTCGGTCGCGCTGGCCGAGAGCTTTCCGGAGGCCGGTCGGTGGCCGGGCGACTTCCGGGGCGGCCGGGACAACGCCGAGTACTGCTACTGCGCGCTGACGTTCGCCTGACCGGCCCGGCGCACTGCTCGTGGAGGAGAGCCATGCCCAACGTGAAGACCGCGCGCGTGCACATCAAGGCCGCCGGGGACCAGGACGGCACCCCGTCCGGGGTGTTCGAGGCGATCGTCGCGACGTGGGACCTGGACTCCTACGGCGACAAGATCGTGCAGGGCGCGTTCGCCGACACTCTCGCCGACTGGAGGGCCAGTGGCGACCCGCTGCCGGTGCTGTGGGCGCACCAGTCCGGCGACCCGGAGTCGCACATCGGGGTGGTGCTGGAGGCCGAGGAACGCGACGAAGGTCTGTGGGTCAAGGCCCAGCTCGACCCCGACGACTTGACCGACCCGAAGTCGCGCACGGCCAAGGTCTACAAGCTGCTCAAGGGCCGTCGCGTCACGCAGTTCTCCTTCGCGTTCGACGTGGAGGAAGGAGCGTGGGTCGAACGCCGCGAGGACGGTGTCGACCAGTCCTACTACGAGCTGCGCAAGCTCAAGCTGTTCGAGGTCGGCCCGTGCCTGGTCGGAGTCAACCAGCAGACCGACCTGCTCGCCATCAAGGCCGCCGACGCGCGGCCCGAGACTTCCGGCGCCCCGCAGCAGCGGGACGTGCCGGACCAGCAGCCCGACATCCAGTCGGTGCTGCTGGGTTTCGCCAGCGACCTGGCCGAGATCAAGGCCGCGCTGGCGCGCACCACGCACGACGACACGGCCACGCCGACGACTCCGCCGGCCGAGCAGACGCCGCCCCCGCAGGCCGCGGCTGCTTCGCCCGCCAAGTCCGGAACCGCCTCGCCTCGTCGAGCGCTCACCACCCTCGACTTCCTGGAGGTCGCGGGTCCGCTCAACGACCAAGGAGGGGCACTGTGAGTGCCACGGTGGCCGAGCTCCAGAACGAGCTCAAGGCCAAGCTCAAGGAGGCCCGCGACATCGCCTCGCAGGCCGAGAAGGAAGACCGGGACTTTACCGACGAAGAGCAGCCGAGGGTCAAGGCCGCGATCGATCGGGTCAAGGAGATCCAGGCCGATCTGAAGAAGCGCAACGAGCTCGACGCGATGCGTCAGGCCGTGCGCGACCTCGGCGACGACATCGGGTTCGAGCCGGGCGGCGGGCAGAAGCAGCGCCCCGGCCAGCTGTGGACGCCGTCCAAGTCGGACACGGTGGGCAAGCTGTTCGTCGAGTCCCCGGAGTTCAAGGCGCTGCTGGGCCAGGCCCCGAACGGGAAGTTCCAGGAGAAGCAGCGCGTCGCCTCCTCGCCGGTGGGCTATAAGGCGCTGGTGACCGGCACCTCGGACACCTCGGCGGGCGCGTTCGTGCAGAACGACTGGCGCGGGCTGCTGGTGGACCTGCCGCGCCGGCCGCTGGTGCTGCGGGACCTGGTCACGAACCTGACCACGACCAGCGACACCGTGGAGTACGCGCGGATCACCGGGTGGACCAACAATGCCGCGACGGTGGCGGAGGCCACGGCCGCGTCGGGCACCTCCGGTACCAAGCCGGAGTCGGGGTTCACCACTGACAAGGTGACCGCGGTCGTGAAGACGATCGCGAACTGGATCCCGGTCACCAAGCGGGCCCTGTCCGACGCCGGCCAGGTGCGGCTGCTGATCGACGCGTTCCTCGTGGCCAACCTCGAAGAGGCCCTGGACACGCAGATGATCGCCGGTGACGGCACGGGCGAGAACTTCACCGGCCTGGCCAACACCTCCGGCCTGCAGACGCAGAGCTGGGACACCAACATCTTCCGGACCCTGCGCAAGGCCAAGACCAAGGTCAAGCTGGTCGGTCGGCGCACGCCGACGGCGTACCTGCTCAACCCGCTGGACATGGAGACCGCGGACCTGGAGCAGGACCTGGAGGGCCGCTACTACCTGGGTGGCCCAACGGGCGGGTCGGACAACGCTCCGTTGTGGCGGCTGCCGGTCATCGAGTCCGAGGCCACCCCGCAGGGTGTCGGGTACGTGGGCGACTGGCGGTGGGCGGTGCTGTGGGACCGCGAGGAGTCCTCGGTGACCGCGACCGACAGCCACGAGAACTACTTCGTGCGCAACCTGGTCGCGATCCTGGCGGAGATGCGCGCGGCGTTCGGCATCCTGCAGCCCTCGGCGTTCGTGAAGATCGACCTCACGGCCGGGGCCTGAGCCGTGTTCGGTCGGCGTCGGGTGTGCCCGGTCTGTAGCGCGCCCGACGCCGCCTGCGGCACCCCTACTCACAGCACACCCGTGGATGAACTCTGGCAGGAGGTGGCCGTCGTGGGCGGCGAGTTGAAGGAGTACGAGGTCGAGGTCGACGGGAACAGGACCACGATGCAGCTCAACGAGCACGACGCGAAGCGCATGGGCCTGCTCGGCGAGGACCCCGACAGCGGCGAGGGCGGTGTGCAGCAGGAGTCGCTGGTCACCTCGGCCAAGGCACGCGGCACCAGCAACAAGGCCCGCACGAGCACCGAGAACAAGTAGGCGCTGGTGACCGCGCCCGCCGAGGACCCGGAACTGCTGGCCGACCCCGCCGAGCTGGCGGCCAAGCTCGGGCTGGCCGCCGACGACCCGACGCTGCTGTATGCGCTGCGCTCGGCCAGCCGGGACTTCGCGGGCGCGGTGCGGCACCCGGTGCGGCACGTGGCGGCCGAGGAGGTCCGGCTCGACGGCACCGGCACGGCTCTGCTGCAGCTGCCGTGCGCTCCGGTCACCGCGGTCACCACCGTGGAGGTCGACGGCGCCGTGTTGGCCGAGGGCACGGACTTCGACTGGTCGGAGGACGGACTGCTGGAGCGAGCCGGCGGGTGGCCGCGCCGGTTCCGCGCGGTGCGCGTGGTCTACAGCCACGGCTACACCGTCGTGCCGGCCGACATCCAGGACGCGGTGTCACAGAAGGCCGAGATGACGCTCAACGTCACACCCGGGTTGGCGTCGATGACGGTGGGCGGCGAGTCGCTGAGCTTCGCCACCGGCTCGTCGGCGTCGGTGGTCGGGGTGACCGACACCTGGACCCGGACGGTGGAGAAGTACCAGCTCAACCGGGGTGACCGGTCGTGATGTACACCCAGCGGATCACCCGGCTGCGGGCGCCGCTGGTGGAGGGCCGGCTGGGGTCCAAGACCCGGGACTGGCCCAACGCCGCCGAGCACACCTTCCCGCAGCTGGTGGCGGTGCAACCGGCCACCTCCCGGGAGTCCACCACCGAGCCCCGCGACCAGGTCATCACCGGGTGGCGGGTGTTCAGCCCGGCCGGGGTCGACCTGGACGTGCTCGCCTCGGACCGGATCCGGCTGGAGAACGGGGTGGTGTGCGAGGTGATCGGCGAGGTCGGCCGCTGGCCGCACCCCATCCGGCGCGGAGCGGTGCACCACGTGGAATTCGACCTGCAGCGGGTGACCGGCTGATGGCCGCGCGGTTCCGGCTGTCGCGGCGCACGTGGCAGCGGGTCGTGCAGTCCCCGCAGGTGCGGGCCGCGCTCGCTGCGAAGGCCGCGCGGATCGCCACGCGGGCGCGGCAGATGAACGCCGCCGAGGATGGTGACGCCGACATCTCCACCGAGGCCGGTACCCGGCCGCAGGGCCGCCCGTACTCGCGGGTGGTGTCCACCGACGCCGAGGGCGAGTTCGGCACCCAGGCAGTCCCCCGCCGCCGCCTGTTGGGGCGCGCGGCCCGCTCCGTGTGAGGAGAAGCGCATGTCCGACACCGTGAAGGTCGAGTGGGTGTTCCACCGCGACCAGCGCAAGCAGGGCACCAGCGAGGAGGTGCCGGTCGACGAGGCGCGCACGCTGGTGCGCACCGGCCGGGCCCGCTACGCCAACGTCACCGCCGAGAAGAAGGCCACCAAGCCCGTCTCCCCGCCCGCGTCGTGACCGCGCCGCCGGACATCGAGTCGCTGCTGGTGTGGTGGCTGGAAGCCCGGCAGCCCGACCTGACGGTGGCCACGGACCTCGACGGTCTGTTCGACGACAGCACCCCGCTGGTGGTGCAGGTCAACTCCCTGCCCGGCCGGGCCGACGCGCCCGGCTGGAACGGCCCCAGCCAGGTGTACCGGATGGACCTGGACGTGGACTTCTACGGCCCGTCCCGGATCGCGGCGCTGGACCTGGCGCTGCTGGTCACCGGCACCGCAGCCGAGCTGCGCGGCGCCGTGCATCCGACCTACGGCCGGGTCACCCAGGTCGTGGCCCCGGCCGCGACCCGCCGGCCCGACTTCAACCAGCGGATCCGCCGCTACGGCGCGGTGTGGTCGATCACCGCGCGGCCCGCCTGACACCCCATACCCCTTCGGCCCCACAGGCGTGCGGGTCTCGTTGTGCTGCAAGGAGAAAACGATGGCTCTCGACGCTGAACTCGTGCGGCTGGGTGTCACCGGGGCGCTGCGGGTCGCCCCGATCGGCACCACCCTCCCCACCGGCATGGAGGCGTGGGGCGCCGGCTACGCCGACCTGGGCTACATCTCCGACGACGGCATCGTCGAAGGCCGGGACGAAGACCGGCAGGAGTTCATCTCCTGGCAGACCGTCTCACCGGTCCGCACCGAGATCACCAGGTCGGTGGTGACGTTCCAGGCGACCCTGTGGGAGACGAACTGGAACACGATCAGCCTCTACTACAAGGTCGGCGTCGACGACGCCACCACCAGCGGCACCGGCGCGGACACCATCGTCATCATCGACGAGGAGGGCAAGCCCAAGCAGGACCTGCGCTCCTTCGGCATCGACGTGATCGACGGCGTCTACCACCGCCGCATCCTCGCCCCGTACGCCGAGGTCACCGAGCGCGGCGACATCACCTACAAGTCCGACACGCTGATCGGCTACGAGGTGACCATCACCTGCTACCAGGGCCCCGACGGCATCAGCGTGCGCCGGATGTTCAAGGAGGGCTGGACCCTCCCCACCCCGTAACGCCCCTCGAGCGGGGATCGGCGCATGGCTGGCGGGCCTGATGCGCCGATCCCCTTCCCAGGCCCGCCGGCCCGCCTGAACAGGAGCACCATCGTGTCCGAGTACGACCTCGACGCCATCGTCGCCCAGCACCGCGACGCCACCGGCGGCGACGACATCACCTTCACCTTCGGTGGCGAGACCTTCACCATGCCGCACCCCCTGCTGGCCGACGACGAGTGGAAGGACGAACTCGCCGACATCACCTCCGACGTGGAGATGGGGCAGTTCGTCCTCGGCGAGGAGCAGTACGAGCGGTTCCGTGAGCTCGGCGGCCGGGCGTCGTTCATCGGCCTGCTGATGCGCAAGGCCCAGGAGGACTTCGCCGACGTGGACCCGCAGGGACGCCCTACTCGGCGCTCGACCTCCTCGCGGGCGTCGAGGAAGCGACCGAAGCGGCGCTGATCGCCGAGTACGGCGGCAACCCGCTGGCGGAGTACTGGCGCGGGGAGATCAGCCTGCGGCTGCTGCGGGTGATGGTGGAGAACCTGCCGCCGGGCAACGCGCGCACCCGCAAGCTGCGGGGCCACGCGTGGGGCGACCTGGAATACCTGCTGGCCGCGGTCGTGGACCGCATCGGTGAGAACACCGCGGCCACCGTGCGCGCGCTGGGCGGCAAGGCCAAGGTGCCCAAGCCGGTGCCCCGTCCGGGCGCGGGCCCCAAGCCGATGGGCGATCGGGGCGGCCGGTCGGTGGCCGACGTCAAGGCGTACCTGGACAGTCTCAAACCCGCGGGCGCGCCGACACCACGGCCCACACCCCCACCGCCGCCGTCTGCGCAGGTGCGCGGGCTGCAGGCAGCGGTGGACGGCCACCGACGCGCCACCGAGAACACCGTCGACGTCCTGACCCGCCTGCACGACCAGCTGTGACCCGAAGGGGGTGCCCGTGGCCCCCTCGACAACCGACGCCGTCTGGGTCGATGTCCTGCCCTCGATGCGCGGGTTCGCCACCACCATGGTCAAGGAGGCCACCGGCGCCGGGCGCAAGGCCGGGCAGGCCGCGGCCAAGGAGCTGACCGGCGCCACCCGCCACGTGGGCCGCGACATGGCCGCGGCCATGACCGACGGGCTGGAGCAGGCCAAGGCCGAGGTGGAGAAGGTCTCCGCGGCCCTGGTGGCGGCGAAGGACAAGGAGGCCGACGCCGCCGGCAAGGTCAGGGTCGCCGAAGAGCAGCTCAAGGCGGTGCGCGACAAGGGCACGGCCAGCGCGGCGCAGAAGGCCGTCGCGGAGGAGCGGCTGGCCACCGCGCAGCGGAAGCTGGAGGCCGCGCAGCGGGTTACCGCCGGCACCACCGCCCACCTCGACCAGGCCCAGGCCGCCGCCGCCGCGCGGGCGAAGGTGCTGGGCGAGGAGTCCGACCGCGCCGAGCGGGTCATCGTGCGCCTGGCCGCGTCGATGGAGCGCATCGACTCCTCCCGGATCGACACCGGCGCCAAGACCCTGGCGCGGTTCGGGGTGTCGGCGACCTCGGCCGCGTCGTCCGCGGTGGCGCTCGGGTCGGCCGCGCCCGCGGTGGCGGGGCTGGCGGCGGCCACCGCGCAGGCCGGCGGCGCGGCACTGCTGCTGCCCGGCGCGCTGCTCGCGGGCGGGGTGGCAGTCGGGGTGCTCAAACTGGGCGTGTCCGGCCTGGCCGACGCCGTCAAGGAGTGGAACGACCCGGAGAAGTTCGCCGAGGCCATCGCCGAGCTGTCCCCGGCCGGTCAGGCCGCGGCGATCGCGATCCGGGACCTGCGGCCGGAGCTGATCGGGCTGCGCAACGACGTGCAGCAGGGCCTGCTGGCCGGGGCCGCCGAGGAGATCGAAGAACTGGCGGCGGTGTACCTGCCGCTGCTGCGCACCGAACTGCCCGCCGTGGCCGCCAGCTTTGGCCGGGCCCGGGACGGCGTGGCAGGGTTCGCCGCGTCGGGGCAGACCGTGGACGACGTCCGCCTGATCCTGGACCAGACCCAGCGGGCGGTGGACGGCGTCACCGCGGCGGCGGTGCCGCTGGTGCAGGTTCTGCGGGACGTCGGCGTGGTCGGCGCGCTGGTGCTCGGTGACATGACCGGCGGCTGGGCGGAGGCTGCGCAGGGCGTGGCGGCGTTCGTCGCCGACGCCCGCGCGACCGGGCAGCTGGAGCAGTGGATCCGGACCGGTCTGGATGTCCTGTCCCAGTTCGGCACGCTGTTCTCACAAGTCGGCGGCATCATCAACACCGTCCTCGGCGCCGCCCGCACCGAGGGCGGCGGGCTGCTGGACACCCTGAACCAGGTCACCGGCTCGGTGCTGGCGATGCTGCAGTCCGCGCAGGGCACGCAGGCCCTGGCGGTCCTGTTCTCCACCGTCCGCCAGGTCGTGACCGCACTGCTGCCCGGTCTGCAGGCCGTGGCGGCCGCCGTGTTCGAGGGGATCATCGCGGTCGGCCCGCAGCTACCGGCCGTCGCGGCCGGGTTCTCCGCGGCCGCGGTCGCACTGGCCCCGCTGGTGGTCGACCTGGCCCAGCTGGCGGCAGTGGTCCTACCGCCGCTGGCAGAGCTGATCACGTGGCTGTCACCAGCGCTTCCGGTGCTCGCCGCAGGGTTCTTGGCCGGATCGGTGGCGCTGCGCGGCTACAACATCGTCTCCTCGATCATCCGCTGGTACCAGGCGTGGGCGGCGGCGCAGTGGGCGCTCAACGCCGCCATGGCCGCCAACCCCATCGGGCTGATCGTGGTGGCGATCGCCGCGGTGGTGGCCGCGATCGTGTGGATCGCCACCCAGACCACCTGGTTCCAGGACCTGTGGAAGGTCGTGTGGGGCGCGATCAGCACCGCCGCGCTGTGGGTGTGGGACAACGCGCTCAAGCCGGCGTTCGACGGTATTGTCGCAGCGCTCAGGTGGGTTGGCGATGCCGCGATGTGGTTGTGGCAGAACGTCTTCGTCCCCGCCTGGCAGGGCATCGCCGCGGCGGCGACGTGGCTGTGGACCACGATCCTGCAGCCGGTGTTCGACGCGATCAGCCTCGCGGTGCGGTTCCTCGGCGCGGTGATCGTCACGATCCTGGTCACGCCGGTCGTGTTGGCGTTCAGGGCTTTCGCGGCGGTCGCGACCTGGTTGTGGACCACCGTCCTGTCCCCGGTGTTCTCGGCGATCGGCGCGGCGGCGACGTGGCTGTGGACCACGATCCTGTCGCCGGTCGTCGACTCGATCGTCGCCTCGGTGCGCGCGTGGGCGGCGATCTTCTCGTGGCTGTGGACCAACGCGATCTCCCCGGCGCTCTCGGCGATCGGCACCGCCCTGTCGTGGCTGTGGACCAACATCGTCCAGCCCGTGGTGAACCACATCGTCGCCACGGTCCGCGCCTGGGGCCTGATCTTCGACTGGCTGTGGGTCAACGTCATCCAGCCGGTCGGCGCGGCGATCGGCGCGGCGGTCGCCGCAGTGGGCGAGGCGTTCTCGTGGGCCTGGAACAACCTGATCAAGCCTGCGTGGGACGCGCTGGGCGCGGCGATCTCGTGGGTGTGGGAGAACGTGATCCGGCCGGTGTTCGACGCGGTCAAGACCGCCGTCGGCGCGGTGGGCTCGGCGTTCGGCGCGGCCGTGGACTTCATCCAGTCGGCGTGGGACCGGGTGTACGACATCCTGTCCACGCCGATCAAGTGGATCATCGACGTGGTCTACAACGACGGCATCCGCGCGGTGTGGAACAAGGTCGCCGGGCTCGTCGGCCTGGGCGAGCTGGGCCCGATCAGCTTCGGCGGGTCGTCCGGTTCGTCGGGCGGGCGGATGCTGGCGATGGCCGGCGGCGGGGTGCTGCCCGGCTACGCGCCCGGGGTGGACAGTGTGCGGGCGCTGCTGTCGCCGGGCGAGGCGGTGCTGGTGCCCGAGCTGGTGCGCGAGATCGGCCCGGCGAACATCCTCGCCGCGAACGCCGCCGCGTCCGGCCGGCCGCCGGGCGGGGGCTACTCCGGTGGCGGGGTGGTGCAACGGTTCGCCGGCGGCGGCATCGTCGGCAGCCTGCTCAACTGGGTCTCGGGCATCGGCGACGACATCGTGCGCCTGTGGACGGACCCGGTCGAGTTCATCAAGGCCCAGATCGGGTCGACCGGCTGGGCGGACCTCCTGGCCCGGTCACCGGCGAAGCTGATCGGTGACGGCGCATCGTGGCTGTGGGGCAAGGTCAAGGAGTTCTTCGGGTTCTCCAGCGACGCCGCTGCTGCGGCGGCGGGTGCTGCTGGTGGGTCGCCGATGGGCTGGCAGCAGATGTGGAACATCATCCGTGCCCAGTTCCCCGCGGCGATTCTGACCTCCTCGTTCCGGCCGGGTGACCCGGGCTACCACGGCAAGGGCCGGGCGATCGACATCGCCGGGCCGATGGGCGCGATCAACTCATGGATCGCGAAGGTCTACCCCAACTCCACACAGTTGATCTACACGCCGGGCGTCAACCTGCTCAACGGCGCGCCGTTCACCTACAACGCCCAGACGCAGGCCGATCACCACGATCACGTGCACTGGGCCTTCGACCAGGGCGGCTACCTGCCGCCGGGCTACTCGACGGTCTACAACGGCACCGGCCGGCCGGAACCGGTGCTCACAAGCGAGCAGTGGTCGACGCTCGGCCGCAGCGAGGGCGGCCAGTTCACCGGCGAGCTGTACCTCGACAGCGGCGAGTTCCTCGGCCGGGTGCGCGGCGAGGTGCGGTCCGAACTTGATCTGGCGGGCTCCGCCATCACCAGACGACGGAGGCCCTGATGGTCTACGAGCAGCGGATTCACAGGGACTATGTGTTCGGGTCGTTGGCGCTGGCCGCGTCCGTGTCCGACACGACCATCTCCTCGGCGGCGTTCGCCAGCCTGGGCACGGGCTACACGACGACCACCTACCAGCCGCTGGTGCTGCACAACCCCACCAGCGGCCTCAAGGAGGTCGTCTGGATCACCGGGCACGCGGCGGGCAGCCAGACCGTCACCGTGGTCCGGGGACGCGAGGGCACGACCGCGCTGGCGTGGCCGGAGAACACCCAGGTCATCGACTCGGTCACCGTGCGGGACCTGATCCGCGACTACACGCGGGCCAGCCTGCCGGCCGACCCGTTCGTGGGCCAGCGGGCACTGGTGCTCGACGAGAACGTCGTCGTGGAGCGCACGCTGGGCGGGTGGGCTCCGAGCACCGGTGTGGCGATCCCGAGCGAGTTCGGCCGGCGTACCGATGGCACGGCGATCCCGACGTGGGCGAGCATCCAGGCGCGCGGCAGCAGCGGCGCGTCCGGCTACTCGGGCACCACCGACGCCAGCGGGCAGATCACCGTCACCTACACCGCGCCGTTCCTCAACCAGACGCTCGCGGCGGTGGCCACGTGGGTGTCGGGCACCCCGGGCGGCAGCAACATCGGCATCTACCCCGGCAGCTTCACCGCCAGCGGGTTCAAGGTCTACGTGTTCAACTCCGGCTCGGGAGCCACGTTGGGCGCGGGCGCGGCGGTGACGTTCACCTACGTCGCGTTCGGGTACTGACGTGGGCGCGCCCGGAGCGATCGGCGCCGCGCCGCTGGCCGCGCCGACGGTCGACACCACCGCGCCGCCCGGCGGGTACGTGCCGCCGCCGGTGCCCGACGGCACCACGACCTACTCCTACACCCCGCTGGCCGGGCCGCGTCCGCTCGGCGCGCTCGGCCTGGCCGGTGGCGGGCCGCTCACCGTCTACCCGGGCAGCGGCATCGTGCTGGTGCCGGCCCCGGAGGTCGGGGTGATGCGGGCGATGGTGTGGTGGCCGGACACCACCGACGTGCTCGTCTACCGGGTCACTCCGGACGGGGCCCGGACTCCGGTGCGGGGCGGGTACTCGCTGCGGATCGACGCGCCGACCCGCCGGAACTACGCCACCAACCCCAGCGTGGAGACGGCCCTGACCGGCTGGTCGGCGGCGGACGGCACACCGACGCTGTCCCAGCGCACCCTGACCGAGCCCGCGGTCGGCACGCTGGGCAGCACGGTGCTGCGCGCGGCGGTCGCCTCGGCCGGGTCGATCGGCGTGGGCGTGCCGCACGCCCTGCCGGTCAGCCCCGAAGCCACGATCGGGTTCGCGCTGCTGCTTTCGGCGCGGGCGACGTCGGTGACTGTGTCGGTGACCTACCTGGACCGCACCGGGGCCGCGCTGACCCCGGTGACCGCGACCCTGACCGCGGACCGGATCAACGCGAGCGTGGAGACGTGGGCACGGCAGGCGGTCACGGTGCGGGCGGCGGCCGGGGCGATCACCGTGTCCACGATCAAGGTCGTGGCCGGTGGGATGCCCGCCGGCGGCTACCTCGAGGTGGATGCGGTCACCGTGGAGCAGGGCCGCACCGACGGCACCGAGTACGACGGCAGCGTGCTGGGCGGGTCGTGGACCGGGGCCGCGCAGCTGTCGGTGTCGCGGCTGGCGCCGGTGGTGACGCTGGAGGACGGCGAGGCCCCGCTGGACGTGCCGCTGGTCTACGAGGTCGGCAACTACGCCTCGGCGGGCGGTGGACTGATCCGCTCGGCCGCAGCCACCCTGGACAGCGGCGGCAGGACGTGGCTGACCCACCCGACCGCCGCCGCCGCGCCGGTGAGCATCGACCTGCGCGCCGTACCGGACCGGGTGCACGAGATCGAGCAGGGCGTGTTCCGGGTGCTGGGCCGCAGGTTCCCGATCGTGGTGACCGGAGCGGAGCGGCAGGCCCCGGCGGGCACGATCGCCATCAACGCCATCAGCGCCACCGAGCGCAACCAGCTGCTCGCCCTGTTCCAGGACGGGCAGCCGGTACTGATCCGCACCCCGAGCGACTACCACCTCGGCACGGCCGGATCGTGGTACTCGCTGGGCACGATCAGCGAGGACCGCGAGGGCCGAAAAGCCTGGCAGGACGCGTTCCTGCTGACCGCGCCGTACTACGAGGTCGACGTGCCCGACCCGGCACTCACAGCCTGAGGGGGACGCGGTGTGGACTCTGTCGACCCCGGCGAAGCTCGCGCTGGCGCAGTCCCACGGGATGGATGTACGGGCCACCGCCTACGGGCCGTTCGGGACGCGGGAGATCCCGGTCGGTGGCGGGTCGGTGACCAGCGACGCCGGGTCGCAGGTGCGCCGCACCGCCACCCTCACCACCGACCTGTCGCTGTGGTCTGTCGACCCGCGGTCGGTACTGGCCGTCACCGGCGCGGAGGTGCTGGTGGAGTACGGCATCGTCCTGCCCGGCGGCCGGGTCGAGTGGGTGCCGCTCATCCGCGGCCTGGTCGTCAAGTCTGGGCGGGAGCGGCCGTATCCGACGTCGGGGACGATGCCGATCGAGCTGGCGGACCGGTCGCTGCGGGTCGCCGAGGACCGGTTTACCGCGCCGGCGCAGACGACCTCCGGGGCGACGGTGGTGGCGGAGATCCGCCGGTTGATCCAGGAGACGTGGGGCACGTCGGTGCCGGTGGTGGACTACACCGGGTCGACGCAGATTGCGCCGCGGCTGGACATCGAGCAGGAGCGCTGGGCCGACGGCGTCGAGAAGCTGGCGGACAGCATCGGCGCGGAGGTGTTCGCCGACCCCACCGGGTCGTTCGTGATCCGGCCGCAGCCGACGCTGACCGATCCGCCGGTGTGGACGATCGCCTCGGGCGAGCGCGGCATCCTGGTGTCCCGGTCGGACACCCAGTCCCGCGAACCGGCCTACAGCGGTGTGGTGGCCCGTGGGGAGCGCACCGATGGCACGGCCCCGGTGCAGGCGGTGGTGTGGGACACCGACCCCAACTCGCCGACCTACTACCTGGGGCCGTTCGGCCGGAAGCCGAAGTTCTACTCGTCGCCGCTGCTGACCACGGTGGCCCAGTGCCAGACCGCGGCGGCGGCGATCCTGGCCCGCTCCCGCGGCGGCGAGTCACTGCCCGCGATCTCCGCGATCGTCAACCCCGCTCTGGAGGCCGGTGATGTCGTGCCGCTGCGCGACGAGGGGCGCGAGCAGCTCCTCATCCTCGACAAGGTCGTCGTCCCGCTCGCACCCCGTGAGGCGCAGCCTCTGCAGGCTCGCGCACTGGATCTGGGGGTGGTGTGACGTGGCCCTGGAAGACGCGTTCGAGGAACGGTTCCGGCAGGCGATGGCGGGGCTGCTGCGGGTCGGCACGGTCACCGGCACCGCCGTGGGCGGCCGGGTGCTCGTCACCGTGCAAGGCACCTCGATGACCCTGCCCAGGCTCACCGCCTACACCCCCGTGGTCGGCCACAACGTGCTGATCCTGTGCCTGATGCCGGGCGCGTGGTTCGTGCTCGGCACCCCAGCAACGACGTGAGGAGAGGACTGTGGACCGGTTGGATGAGATCGGGCAGCTGGCGAAGACCACCTCGTTCGTGGAACGCGTGCAGGCCGCCATGGTCAAGGCCGCGGTCGCGGTCGGCGCCGAGCAGGACGACGGGACGCCGCGCGGGCAGATGCGGCGGTCTCTGTCGGTGCGGGTACTGGAGGCGTCGGATGCCTGGGCGCCGCGGTTCGCGTGGGGTGTGGCCACCAACGCCGTGATCAATCACGACTCGCCGGCCAACGACGTCGAGTTCACGGTCAACAGCCTGTGGGACGCGTTCGCGGGCGCGGCGCCACCGGCACCACAGGACTAGTGCACTACCTCGGGCAGGTTCTCCGCCTGCGCTTCACCGCCTGGTCGGGCAGGTCGGTGGGATTCCCATGTCCACCACTCGCCCCTGGGGGTGCCGGTGCTGTCCAGACCGCTGGCGATCGGGATCGCGATCCTCGTGTCGATCGTGTGGGCCGCCAACCTCGTGGTCGGCGCCCTGTATCCGGAGCGCCACGACGCCACCATCAACGCGATCTTCGCGATCATCGTCGGCGCGGTGTTCGGGCTGACCCCGAAACGCGACGTCTTGCAGAACGCCCGTCAGCGCCTGGCCCGCCGGATCGCGGGCGAGCCGGAGCCCACCGAGCCCGAACCCGCCGAGGCCGAACCCGAGGCGTCCGGCGACGACCTGCCCGAGGACACCGACCCACCGCGGGGTGATGGCTCGTGAACCCCCTGCTCGAGTACACCGTCAGCTCGATCATCTGGGCCGGGGCAGGGCTGGTGGTGGGGTTCGCCGCCGGTCGGCTGACGCGCACCGTGGACCGGATGGCCGAGAACGTCGAGACGATCACCGACGCGGTGACCGAGGGGAGTCCGGCCGTGACGACGTCCCGACGCAGACGACGTCCGTCCTACGAGCACGTGATCGGCGCGGTGGTGGTGCTGCTGGGCATCTTCACCGCCGCGAACGGCATCCATCAGACCTCCGAGACCCGCCGGTTCGCCGATTGCACCCGCGCCTACTCCGACGGGTTCGCCGACGCGCTGGACGCGCGGTCGGCGGCGTCGGCACAGGCGCAGGAGGCCCTCGACGACCTGATGGCCACGGTGGGCCAGCTGACCTCTGTGGGTGAGGCGGGCACACCGCAGGCGCAGGAGCAGTTCCGCACGGCGCTGAGCGACTACCTGACCAAGCGTACCGAGGCGAAGAAGAAGCAGCGGGAAAACCCGTTCCCTGAGGCCCCGCGCAAGGTCTGCGGCTGACCTGACCGGGAGGTGCCTGTGGACGCGCACCTGCCCGAGGATGCCGGCCAGGACGAGATCGACGCGCTGGTGCGCCGCATCCAGGTGGTCGCCGAGCAGGCCGGGCAGATGGCGCGGGTGCGCACCGAGCTGCGCGAGGGCCGCGTCTGGATCATCGCCGATCTGACCCCCGAACCACAGGACGAGGAGAGCCCGTGAAGTACTTCTACGACACCGAATTCCTGGAGGACGGCCGCACCATCGACCTGATCTCCATCGGCATCGTCGCCGAGGACGGACGCGAGTACTACGCGGTCAGCGACAAGGTCACGCACGGGAAGTTGGAGAAGCGCGTCCGCAAGCACGAGTGGTTGATGGCCAACGTGGTCCCGTCGCTGCCCCAGCCGCACGGTGACTGGAACCTGCACATGCCGGAGCGGTGGCTGTTCAACTACCACGCTCCCGAGGTGAAGCCCCGGGCGCAGATCGCGGCCGAGGTGGAGGCGTTCCTGCTCGCCGCCGACCAGCCGGAGCTGTGGGCGGACTACGGCGCGTACGACCACGTGGTGCTGTGCCAGCTGTGGGGGCCGATGGTCGTCCTGCCGGACGGGCTGCCGATGTTTACCTGCGACATCCAGCAGGAAGCCCGGCGGCTCGGCGTGGCGTGGGACGTGCTGCCGAAGCAGGCGGAGGGCAACCACAACGCGCTCGCCGACGCCCGCCACAACCGCGTCAAGTTCGACTTCCTTCGGCTGCGGGCGCAAGCCAACCACGAACCCGCCACTACGAGGTGATCATGCCCGAACCACAGGACGAGGAGGCGCTGGTCGACTACCTGATCAGCGTCGGGGAGGCCGTCGAGTACGGCGAGCCCTGGACCGAGACCACCACGCACGAGTGGTGGCGCGACGCGGACGGCCGCCGTCACGTGCGGCTGGTGATGACCTACCACGGCGGCGGTGGCCGCGGGGACGACGACCAGGCCGAGTACGTCCGCCGACTGCTGGACACCGGCCGGGCGGTCCCCGAGGCCGGGGCCCCGGCCGACCGGCTCGACCTGCCCCCGGAGGTCACCCACGTCATCCGCGCCGACGGCACCCCGGAGCGGTTCCGCTACTACATGCCCCCGCCGGAGGTGAGCACCGATGGCGCTGGCCAGCAGCAGCCGTAACGGCGCGCGGATCATCTGGGTGTGCCTGCACACCGCCGAGGGATCGCGCCGGCGGTCAGACCTCTACCACTTCTTCGACACCGTGCGCTCCGGCAGCTCCCACGGCGGCGCCGACGGCACCGGGCTGGACGACGGCTGGGTGCCCGACGACCAGGCCGCGTGGACCCTGCTCAACGGCAACCCCCGCTCCCTGAACCTGGAGATGTGCGGGTTCGCCCGCTGGAGCCGGGCGCAGTGGCTGTCGGAGGGCACTGTGGACGGGGTCGTCAACCCGCGGCAGATGATCCGCAACGCCGCGGAGTGGGTGCGGCGCAAGTGCGACAAGCACGGCATCCCCCGGCAGCACATCGGGTCCGCGGGCGTGGCCGCCGGACGACCCGGCGTGATCATGCACTGGGACTACACCGTCGGCGCCAGCGACGGCGACCACACCGACATCGGCGGCAACTTCCCGTGGGACGTGCTGTTCGCCGACGTCAACGGCACGAGCTCGGAGGACGACATGCCCAGCGCGAACGACATCTGGATGGCACCCCTGCGGCTCAAGACCGGACCGGGGCCCAAGGATTACGAGGAGCACCCGGCCGTCGAGTGGATCACGGTCATGGCGCAGCGCATCGCCTGGCTGGAGCGTCAGCTCACCATCGACGCGAAGTGGAGCCCGAACACGCACGTCGCGAACGTGTTGGTCTCCACCTACAAGGCCACCGGCGCGGACCGCGGAGTCGACCTGGCGTCCCGCGTGAGCGAGGACAAGCCGGACCTGCTGCTGTCCGACGCGCAGGTGCAGCAGCTCGGCGCACTGCTGAGCAAGGCCGTGACGCGCCTGTCGGACGACGACGTGGCCCGCCTCGCGCGCGCCGCGCAGGACGAGGCCGACCGGCGCACCCGCGACAACGACCCCGAGACCGGACCCACCACCTGAGAGGAACACCGATGCGCATCCTCGGCCGTGAGCCCGCCTACTGGCTGGCGCTCGTCTCCGCCCTCGTCGCGCTCGTCTCCGCCACCGCGCTGCCGCTCAGCGTGGAGCAGCAGGGCCTGGTCAACGCCGCCGCCGCGGCGCTGCTGGGCGTGGTCACCGCCTGGGCGCTGGCCGGGGAGCGGCTGGTCGCGGCGCTCGTCGGCGCGTTCAAGGCCCTGATCGCCGTCGGCCTGGCCTTTGGGCTGGCGCTGTCCCCGGAGGTGCAGTCCACCGCGATGGTGGTGGTGGAGCTGGTGCTGACCGGTCTGCTGGTGCGTCCCGCGGTGGTGGCGCCGGTCGGCCCGGACAGCAGCGGGGTGGCCCGGCTCGCCGATCTCTGACCCCTGCCGCCCCTCGTCCGGCAGGGCCGCGCCCCCGTCTCGCCGCATGGCGGGGCGGGGGCGCTTCGTCGTTGGCTCAGTTGCCCAAGCTGCCGATGTTCTCGCTCACCGTCACCACCGCGAACTGGCCCGAGGACTTGCCCTCCTTGACCACCTTGCCGTCCACCGTGATCTTCGCCGCGATCTCCGGCGTCCCGTCACCGGCCTGCGCCACCACCGACACCACCTGCAGCGCCTGCCCCGCCGGGAGTTCGAGCTGCTTCGTCCACGGCAGCGCCGCGGCGGCCACCTGCTCGCTGGAGGTCATGCCGTCGGTGGTGTAGGTGATGTTCAGGGCCTGACCGGCGCCGGTCACCTCGTACACCACCACCCGCGAGGCGGGCTTCTTGGCTTCCTGGGTGGGCGGCGCGGCCGGTGCCGGGGTGTCCTGGGTCGGCGCGGCGGCGGCCGGAGTGGTGGGTTCGGTCTTGTCGGTCTTGCCGCCGTTGGCGACGCTGATGATGACGATCAGCGCGACCAGGCCGCCGACGATGAACGGCCACTTCTTCCGCTTCTTCGCGGGCGGTTGCGGTGCGGCCGGGCCGGGCTGGTAGGGCGGCGGGGGCTGCTGGGGGTGGGACATCACGTGCTCCTGGATTCCAGACGGGTGCGTGCGGCGCGCGGACTACGCGGCGGTGGACGGCACGGCGGGGAAGACGCGGCCCGGTCGGGCACCCGGTGGTGAGCCGGCGGGTAACGCGGTGTGCATGACCGGCATGTCGCAACGGCCCCGCGCGGTGTTACACACCGTCACCCGGCGGGGCAGAATGGGTGGGCGGGGGTCGGCCGGCCACGGTGGTGTTCGCGCTCCCTGTGACCCCGGCCCCCGCCTCACCTACTCCCTGCTCGGCTCGGCTGGGCGGTAGAACCTGTCGATCAGCGGCGCCGCAGCCGGGTTGGCCAGCCCACGGCCCATGTACGTCTCCTGCACGTCCCGCACGCTGGCCTTGCGCAGCGCGTCGGCGATCTGGCGTGCGCTCTGGCCAGCCGCGTCCAGCGCGGTGCCGTTGGTCTTACGGCCGATGTGGCTGGTGAAGTCCGGGAAGCCCACGCGCTGGCGGAGGCGACGGATCGCGGTTCCCGTGGTGTTCGGGTCCCGCCATCCTCCGGGGCCGGCGGGGAACACCGGCGCGAGCGGGTCGGCCGCCGGGGGTTTGATCATGGCGAGCAGAGAGACCATCGCCGGGGCCAGTTCGACCAGGCCGATGGAGCCGTCGGTCTTGCCGCTGTGCCTGACCAGTCCCTTGCCGGTGACGCGCACGATGTTGCCGTTGATCCACACCGTTCGTGGCGGGATGGTCTGGTCACCGGCGACCGGGTCGGACACGTGGACCGGCTCGTCGCCGAGGTTGACATCCCGCCAGCGCAGGGCGAGCGCCTCGCCGATCCGGGCCCCGGTGAAGAACAGCGCCTTGATCAGCACGTTGAGCTTGGTGCGGGCGGCGATCGGGTCGAGGTCGATCGCGGCGAAGAACTCCAGCGCGCGGGCCGCGTCGTAAGCCCTCGGGCGCTTCTTGCCCTCCCGGTCGTCCTCGATGCTCTCCATCTGGGAAGTGGGGTTGACCTGCAGGACTCCGTAGCGGACGGCGACCTGGAGTGCGCCGGCGATCACCTTGCGGATCGCGCGGCGGGAGTTGGCGCTCAGTGGCCTGCCCGTGGTGTCGGAGGGCTCGGTGGCGAGCCGGTCGAAGAAGTCCTCCAGGCGGCCGACGGTCATCTCGGTGATGAGCAGTTCGCCGAACTCGGGCAGGACGCGCGCTTCGAGCCAACGGCGGTGGGTGTCGTAGGTGCTGCCGACCCGGCGGCGCTGGACCCGGTCGATCCAGATCGCCGCGGCGTGCTTGAACCGGGAGGAGGTGGTCAGGGTGATCGGGACGGGGGCCTCGGCGAGGGCGGAGCGGGACGACGGGTCCTTCCGCGGTGGGGGTGTGACGCGTTCGCGCAGCGCCTGTTCCAGCTTGGCCTCGGCCTTGCGGGCGGTGGGGCCGGAGCGTTCGACCGGGCGGGTGCGGCCGTCGAGGTCGCGGAAGCGGCAGAGCGCGACCCACTTGCCGGGCTGCGTCTCCTTGGTGGTGACCTTTCCTCTGCCTCCGATGGGCAGTGGTTCGCGGGGCAT